GCTGAGCGTTGAGCTCGGCATAAAAATTTGGATCGGATCTTTCCAGGAGCTCAACGCTCAGCGTATTCATTCCGGAGTACTTGGAAATTGTTCCGGTAAGATACGCGGTTTCCATTCCGGTATTTTGTACCGCTCCGGCCTCAGCCTCAACAGTTACTACAGGCGCTACGCCTGTACCGCCACCGGCAGAGGTAACAAGAGACGGTACGTTAATCGTCATGCCAGAAGCTGGCAATACTCCACGTGAGCAAGCATCGATAGCAGGTGTACCGAAACGTGTGTTAGTTGGAAATTCTGATAGGTACTGAGTTGGTGAAAATGCCGGATTAGTGGCAAAGCTATCGTCGGCGGCCATCACAAAAAGTTTAGAGTCATCGTTACCGAGTGCGGCTTTAATTTTGTGCTCTGTATATGCGCCCATAGATGTAATTGGCGTACGTACTCGCTGAGAGTCTAAAACGGATGGTCGGATAATCTTACGAGCGGCTTCGACTTTTTCAGCCTCGACCGGTGTATCGACCGGAGTATCCTCCGGTGTATTTTCTGGGGCTGTAGTCACAGCTTCCTCGCTTTCGGTTTTTGTTTCAACCTCTACGATGGTCGTAGAGATAGTTGTAGTTTTTTCTTTTGTGCTAGTCGCAGCGATGAGCTCAGCTCGTGCCGCTGCAATTTCATTAACGCCGGCGCTGGAAAAGGCCGCGCTTTCTACCAGCGATACCTCTTTGAGGACCGCCGCCGTAACGAGCAGGTAATCGCCCATCGGCTTAGAGGCCGTAACATCGACCCCTACGGATAAGCCGCTTACTAGGTTTTCCTGCGCCAACGTAAGAGCATCTTGTCCCCGGGTGCTCATACTCAAACGAAAGGATCCGTATACGCCCTCGGTTGAGTCGCTAAACGAAACGGCGCGACCTACCGGCTTATCTTGCTGGTGCTGCATTAATAACTTAATATTAGCAGATTCGGCGATAGCTATAGAGCCTCGCTCAAACATAATCGGGCCTGCACTTGTAAAACCGATCTCGCCATAAGGCGCGACGAGTCCCGAAATCATCCGTCGCTCTACGTCGGCGGCTTGTATCTCTTGGCTAAACGTTAGTAGCACTTGTATCTCCTAGCGGTGTTAGTTGCTCCATTTGTCGGGCTTGGTTTACATCAATTAAATTTAGATTTAACATTTGCTCAATAATATCTAAACGCTCTTTAGCATCGACACGTAAAAACGTATCGTCTACAGCGAAGCGAATTTGATTTGAGGAATTTGTGATGTCGTTCATTGAAAGCCGGTCCTCTATCGCCGAAAGGTAAGGTTGTAGAGAGTACGCGACAAATTCTTTCCGGCCGTCTAAGATATTTTGGTACGTCATACTATTATTCATGTCGCTAGAAATTAGCGCCGCTGGCACGTTCATCGCGCGCGCAATTTCCGTCGAAAGGTACTGGCTACTTTCCGTGTAGGTCATGTCCTTAGGTGAGAAAGATGTAGGGACATACTCGAGAGTGCTCGTTAAGTACGCCGTACTACGATTTTGCCGCGCGCTCTTGAAAGCTGCTAGTAATCCTTGAATTTGTGCCTCAGGTAAATCCGCACCGGTATTCCGGAGTACTCCCGTAGGCATCGGTGTAGCGGCACTTACCGCGCTTGCTTTTTGTATGTCGTATGCAGCTTTAATAGTTGTCGATGCGCTTTGTAATACGCCCGGTAACAAAGATTGAAAAGTAACAAGAGATCCGATACCGCTCATAGGTACTTTAATACCGTCTACAAAATAATCGTCTATCTCTGTACCATATTGATTAGTCGTATAAGTAACGCGATTATTAGCAACCCACTCAAAGCCCGACGGTCTGCCATCATCGGCATACAACGAGGTCGTACGCCAGTAGGCCACCGCATAAAAAATAAGCGAGTCCACGGTAGCCGAAATAGTAACGCTTCGAGGTTGTCTTAAATCGGGCTGCTCTAACCAAACAGGAGTACCTAATTTTTCTCCCGTTGATTTTTTATATAATGCTAAATCGATAGAGCTAATTACTCCCGCAATTAAATTACGGCATCTGGCAACGCTGGCAACCTGTAAAGCAAAATTACGATCTATAGCAACGCCGTTATTACCAAAAGTGCCCGTATTAAAAGAGCCATAACCGTAATTAGTATCCATTACGGCGGGTGCGTACTGAGCCTCTACCTGAGGTTTATCGGAGCTCTTAAGCCCTAGAGTTTGGAGTATTCCCATGGAGGGGATTTTCTCAAAATGTCAAGCATAAAATCAGGTATTAGGCGGCGTGTCTAAATATAAACTTTAGCCTCCGCCATCGGCTGGTTAAGGATATGCACAATCATAGATAAGCCGATAGCTATGTCTACGGGCCCTGCCGATTTACGGCGCACGATACGCCAGCTATCCGCCGACTCTTTAGCTGCACAATTAGACATATGAGTTACGAGCTCATCTTGGCCCGAGTGTACAAGCCGATTATTTGAGAGGGCCTGGTGCAGGTCTCCCGAGGCCTGGTATCCCTTTTGCCCCGAGATATCGGTAATATTTATGCCGTTTACCTCAAGGCGTTTAGCAATAGAGGCCGTAGTGTATTTGTCATAACAAACGGTACGCGGATAAAAGTCTTTGCACCATTTGGCTATATGGTCGGCCATGTAAAGCTCGTCGATAGAAACGTCACTATGAAAAGTCTCTAAGACCGCGACCCCTATACGACCATCGGGCAATATCTGGCCCATCGTGAGCGAGCCATCGCGCCTCGACGGTGCCACGTCAAAGGCGAAGATAGTAAGCGGTCCCGCTGACATTTTAAGATCCTTATCGCCTGCATTTTCCACGGACATATGCGGCCAGGGTGAGGCCGTGGACGAAATCCACTGGCAAAGTAGCTCGGTTTTAGTGGTTTCTATAGGTTGAGTTGCCACGGCCTCCTCGAGCGCATCCTCCGTAACCGTATATCCCAGGGCCGGGTTAGCCATAGCCCACGCATCGCGGTCGGTGATAGCTGCAAATTGAGGAGCCGAGTACTCGTAAAAACCAAACGTCTTAGGAGGTGAGCTAAGGGCCCTTTCGCGCAGATCGTTGAGCACCGTACTAAAAGCATCACCGGCGTTACTAGTTAAAAGGGTCTGAGCGTTAGGCTTAGCACGAGTCGTAGGTGTTGCAGCTCTAAAGCCCTCCTCCGAGATTTCGCGTATTTCATCGACGTACAAGAGCGAAGCGGTGCGGCCTCGCGAGCCGTCGCGAGTTGCAGCTACTACATCTAAGCGGTGCCCGTTTTTTAGCTCTATCGACTCGGTGCCGTTAGCGTACCTAATCTGTTTAACCTGTTTACGCATCCCGTCATTATTCTCGATAGCGTAGGCGACCTGCCTAAAGGTGTCTAAAGCCATCGATCTATTCGAGCTCATAATAAGCACGTTAGGGCTATCAAATAGAAACATATGTCCGAGCATGACCATACGCGCGAGGTGAGTCTTACCTTGCTGGCGGCTGCATAAAATTAAATTAGTCTTACGGATAAACATATTATTCTCGTCTACGGTGCACATATCCGTAATTACAAAATCTTGCCACGGTAAAAGCGGCATCCCTATCGAGTCTGCCAGCTGAGCAATCTCAACGCCGCGGGATTTTCCCTCGAGGTAGGGACTATGTAGGCGAGGCTCAGTAGCCCCATAGCGAGGCGTTTTTATTTTGGTCATATCCCTATCAATTCTGCTCAGGTTGGCCCGTACACGGACCGGCAGGGACCGTACCCGACGTTTTTGGGGAGATAATGCCAGCAAAGGCAGGGGGGGTAGAATTGCGTGCTAAAAAAACGCCTTGTGAGCGTGAGCCTTTAGCGCTATTACACGGCCGGCAACACGAAACCATGTTTTCCAGGCTTATAGGATCACCGCCTGACTTGATGCTTTGTATATGGTCCACCGTCATATCGTCGCCTGTATAGCCGCAATAGGTACAGGTGTAGCCATCACGAGCTAATACTCGTAGTCTCTGTTGCTTATATGCTCGGCTTACGCGTGGATCGTGCTTACCTTGTACCATTAATAGAAGCCTCGCTTGTTATGGTAGTCCAAGGCTCTACAAGGGCTTAAGTGTTTATGAGCTATGTATTTAAGCCCTAAGTCTATTTGCTTAAACGGGTCTAACTCTCTCATCTTGAGTAGCTGAGGTATCCCATATGCAGAGCTCTTAGGATTAGCTGCTCTAGGGTCCCAGCGACTTTCTCTATTCCATAGCACCTCTAGGCATCTATATTGTTTTGCATCCAATAGCTTTATATGCGCGTAAAGTTTGTAGTTTTCTTTATCTCTTTGTGTGTTTATAGCTTGTGATGCAGGCATATTGCCAAATAGCAATAGACCGGCCAATAGCACCAGACTACGCCTGCGAGCTATCCGCGGTAGCGGCTCGCCTGCGAGTATGGAGCGTAAGGGCATTGTCAAATATGCGCAATAGTTAAGCGTGCGCTTGAGCGTGTCCCACAGGTTATTGACCCTTGTGGATAACTTATGTGGATAACTCATAACATAATCCAAGGTACGCGTTTATTAGCTATATCGCAATAATTACGGCTAAGCTCGCTACCTATGTAATGGCGTTTATTTAATATGGCCATTTTAGCCGTGGTACCGCTGCCCATAAACGGATCGTAAACTAAATCGCCCTCATTACTCCACGTCAATATATGGTCTTGAGCTAACTCCTCAGGATACGGCGCAGGGTGTCCCGTGCTATTGAGCGAGGTTACATAGCGCCATATATTGCCACGCACGCCAAACTCTCTTACAGGGTTAGCCATAGTGCCCGCGTAATCCTTAAATCCTGCCCATTTATTAGGCTTATCGCATATCAGATTAGCGCTTATCTTGCCCTTAGCAAAGATAAACATGTACTCGAATAGCTGCGTGTATCGGTTTGAGTCGGGTCGAGCTGAAAATGTACTAGAGTTTTTTTGGTAAATCATTGTATCGTGCAGCTTAAAGCCCAAACTCATAAAGTAAAGAGCCTGCCTAAAGCTGGTACCTGACTCGCTACCGTTTTTAGTAGCATCGCCCACTACCCAAACAATAACGCCGCCGTTTTTTGTAACGCGGTAGAGCTCTTGCGCTATAGGCTCAAAATCAAAGACATACCCCTCGTAATCGCGTAAATCATCATACGGCGGAGATGTAACAATTAAATCGATTATTCCATCATCCATTTTACCCATCGTATCAAGGCAATTTTCGTTATAGATAACGTCTTTATTAAGCATTACTTACCTCATTTAATTTAGGGTAGGGCTCTTGCTCCCATATCGGTACGAGCTTTTTATCTAATAAATATACGTAACGGTGCTTACGCGAGCGCGGCTCCCAATGACCCTCGAAACCCTTGCTCTTACCTCTAGTTAGCTTTGTACCATCGGCAAAGTAAAAGTCGTTTTTCTGAGGCGTTAGCCCGTAGTAGCCAAAATTGCAGGCTTGATATACCGCGCCCACGTGTCTAGAGCTATCTGCATAACTAATAACGGCCCTTATGCCTCGTTGCTTTAACATCCTCAAGCTACGACCTACAAGCATAGATCCGTAATTTTTACCGTTTAGCTCAGGCTCAAGCACTAATCGGCTCATTTCTAGTAACTCGGGATAGTTGCCACGAGGTAGACCAAACGCGCTAGTGGCCGAGTTAGGCACACTTAACGGCGTGTAGACCACCGCTCCGATTACTTGTATATCCTCAATAAGTCCGAAAGCGTGTTGCCCTATAAATCGCTTAGGTCCTAAGTAGTGAAAAGCATTGACTAGCTCGTAAGCATGGTTATAGCTAATCGGCTCTACCCTAAGCATCTTTTAGATCCTCTAGCATTACTATGCCCATAACACCGCATTTAATACATTGAAGCGATTTAACGTACGGCGGTAGGTTATCGGTTACTACTCGCTCTATGTGCTCTGTTACCTTGCCGCATAGACGGCACTTAGTTTTATAGCCCATAGTTAGACCTCTTTAAGTATTGCATCTCAAAAAGATTAGAGCGAGGCACCCAATAGTTATTTTGATAGGGGTGTTTGTACTTGGCTTGCTTAGCCATATGTACGGGCATCCATCCCATGAGGATATAAACAGGGCTTAGACCTGTAACTAATATAGCTACATCGTTAGGCCTACCTGCCCCTCTATTTTGTAGGATTAAGTGGCCGTTAGCGTGCTTGGTCCATTTAACCTCGATATTCTCGCCAACGTCGGCCGTATCGTGCGCGTTATCTACCTGCGGCATGTAGGCATAGTCGCCAAAAAAGTTAGCTACGGCCATCTCTGCACCGCAGCCCTCGGCCTCTTGCCATACCAGCTCATGCCAGTTGCTATAAGTCTGCCCGAAATTACTAGCATCTTTAGGATCTGCATTACGTAGCACCGTGCGCTCTAGTCCTACACGGTGAGCCGTAATCTCCTGAGACCTGTCGAGTATTACCTTAGCTACGCGCGACATTGTGCGCATAACCATATAACTATCTCGCCGCCTACATCGCGATA